CTGCGAAGAGGGTGGATAGGGCGATGAGGCTTGCTGTGATTATTCGCAAGTTGTTTCCTTCCGTTTGTCCGATATATATCGCACACCCAAGGAGGGGAAGGTGTGCGGGATGTTCAAGCCCAAGAAAAGGCGGGCGAACGATCCGAGGTTTAGTCTACTTGCTAGGTGCTAAGCCTGGGATGTTTTTGGTCATTACCCTCATGCTTTTCACCATATCGGCTGGGATGCACAAAACCCCGTCAACGTCATCGGAGTCGGTTTTTGACTGGAATATAGTTACATGGCCTTCTTTGCCACCATCCGAGGTAGGGAGCAGGAAGCCTGCACTCACCACTACACAAGGGTCTTGACCTATCTCGTCAATGGGTGTCCAAGTGTCAGTCGCAGCATGAGCGTCATGCCAGATGACCACAACCATCGTCCTCATTTCATCGTGCGACATAATCCCGTCCTCTCCACCTAGCCCAACCGTCACGAATAGGAACCATCTCAAGATTAAACTCACCATCACCAGGCACATACTCAACAACTGAGAGTCCTTGTTGCCAGTCCTCTGCTCGATACAACGGGCGACCATCCAAGTCATGTCCTCCACGTGTTGAAGGAACAGCACCATCAATGCGAGCGAGACAACCAGGTGATGCAGCGAGGATTGTTCTTGCTCCGTCATGGTCGTCCCGTGTGCGTTCAGCCCACTCTCTGCGGTGAATGTGACCGTAGATGACTGAGGTTTTGACTGTCGCAAGATACTTGTGGGCGGTGCTTCCACCGGATGCAACCTTGTCACCATGAATGACGTGAAGACGCTGGTTGATCCAATGCGCACCCGTCGGGTATCCAGGCAGATACTCAACGCCATAGTCATCAAGGTTGCAGAGATACGGCACCGACATCACAGGCCACTCTTCAGGACGCAAACCTCGACGCAAACCGAACGCAGCACCTGCACCGTCAAGGATGAAGTTACCGAGCCGTTCCTCATGGTTGCCTGCGATCCAAATGATTCGAGCGTCTGGGGCTAGTTTGCGGAGCTGTGCGCACAGCTGACTAGCACGGTCAATCGCTGCTTGGGTGGTGCGGGCGAACGCTGGGGTGTACCGGTATTTGCCAAACTCGCAGAGGTCTAGGTTGTCTCCGACTAGAACGATTTGGTCGGGCTTGGATGCTTTGACGATTTGTAGTGCAACGTCTAAGGCTTGCTCGTCGTGGATTGGTTCAAGATGGTTGTCGTGGCTTCGGAAGTATCCGAGTTGCATGTCTGGGAGAACGACTGCGACTGCATAGTCTCGTTGCGGTGTCTTCGTTGTCTTCGTTGCAGGGAGCGCATACTTCTTGCCTTGTTGTACAGCAGGCCACGAAGGATAATACGACTGCCGTATTTCATTGAGTAGTGACATTGGCAGCCCTGTATCGAGTGATAACTGACGGAGATAGTTTTATCTGTCGGGCTTGCAACGCTTTAACAATTTGAGTCGGACGGATGTTTGGATCATTCAACGCATCCAACAAGTCACGACCATCTGCTTCACCGAGTTTTGCAAGAATGAAGTCGATGCTTCCGCTGTTACCAACGGCCTGACCTTTAATTTCGTTTAGAAACTTCCCCACCTGTAGCCTCCTTGAGATGCCAGTCGATATGCGAATCTAACTTACTATCAATTCGCTCCACTTTTCCACCAACTGACCGCAGGATTTCCATGACGTTTGCATGGTCGTTCGTGTTCTCTTTTCTTACCTTCAGCAGAAGCGTAGTAACAATACCGCCAACCGCTGTAACGAGAGCTGCGATGACCACACCCCAATCCACATCAAGCCTGAACCTTTGATGCCAGCCAAGCCTTAACTCGTTCCGGCTTATTATCGCCAGCAACATAACGAAGATGCCAAGGCTCACTAGGTACCACTTCCCAAGAGAACCCAAACGACACAGCGTTCTTCTTCAACCACTCAAGCCGTTTGCCGTTGGCGTTCGCAATATCAATGGCGATGCCGAGATTGTGCTTTGATGTGCCAGGGGTAGCAAGTGGTGCCATGCCCTTCTTGAGATACCACGCTTGCCCTTTGTAGACCTTCGGCTTCACATTTTTCACAGGCTCTAGCTGATGCCTTTGATAGAAGCCATACTCCTGAGTTTCCAAAGTGCGATATGTATCGGCTTGCGAAGTCGGAGATAGGTCAATCCCTTCAGCGTTCGCAGCAGCATCCATCGCCTCATACGCATCAGCAGCGCATTGATGCAACTTGCCTTTTCCCTCGATATCTCGAAGTAACTTCGCTGGCAATTTGCCAGGCACAGCGTTCTTCAAACATGAGCACAGCACAACAGGGATGATCGGCAGGTCACCCTGCTTCTTGGCTGAGGCCATTACTTGGCTTTGCCGAATGCTTCAGCAATCTCATCTTTGGTCAACACACCATCAGATGACCAAGCACGGAGAAGGGCTTCGGTGACTTTGGCTGCTGCAACGATACCTGCGATTGCTGCTGCCTTCCAAAGTTCCACGTCGAGGACTGCACCACCGGCAACAGCAGCCAAAGCTGATGAACCGAATACTGCAACGATACGAAGGATGAGGGTCTTAAGAGTTTCCATTGTTGTCCTTATTGGTGAATGCGCCGATGAAGTGCAGAACGAGAGCTGCTGCGGTGAGCCAGATCACGATCTGTTGCAACTTGCCAGACAACGTGAGGATCGTGGTGACTGATGCTGCGATTGTCCATATCAACGCATGGAACTCACCCCAAAACTTCATCACCGTATCCTTCGTGCTGGTGCAGGGGCTAACGTCAAGAATACAGCACCAACAGCAATCAGCGCACGACGGGTGCTAACCGGCACAGTTGAGTTCAACGGAACATAAGTGTCAGCGAAACCTTGGAAGATGTTGAGTGTTGATTCAAATGCTTCACGCACTTCTTGAGGTGCTTCCTGTACGGCACCAACTACCGCTTCGGCTTCGTCGGGGCTGAGTTCGGTTGGGGTGATTTGTTCGAAGAGTTGTTCGGCTTGGGTTGGGGTGATGTTTTCGAGTACGGCTGGGCTGGTGATGAGCAGGGTGGCTTGGCTGGTGTCTAGTTCTTTGGTCAGGGTTTGTGCGACGATGCCTTGTATGGCCTCTGTGGACGCTTCTGAGAGGGCTTTGATGGTGTTTAGTAGTTCTGTTTGGGTGAGTGGTTTTGGTTCGTCTGTGGGGGCTTGTAGCGTTGTGGTCACATTTGGTTGAGTTGTGGTCACAGGGGGCAGAGTTGATGTTGTCGTTGTTGGTGGATTTGTTGTCGTTGACGTGGTTGTTTGTAACGGAGGCGGGAGCGTTGTGGTGGGGGCTGGTTCTGGTTCCGTTGTGGTGGTGGTCGTTGATGGTTCGACTATCGGCTCAGTCGTAGTGGTCACCGGTGGGATGTAAACCGTTGTTGTGGTTGCAGGTGGGATGTAAACCGTTGTTGTGGTAGTTGTCCCTGTTATCGTTTGAGGAAGGGAGGTAGTAGATGTTGTACTTGTTGTGGTCGTTGTTGGTGGCAAGCTGCTCGTTGTTGTTGTTGGGGCTTGGCTTGTTGTTGTGGGCAGACTTGAAGGGGTCGTGGTACTGGAAGAAGAAGGGGTTGTAGTCTGAACAACTGTTGTAGTTGTTGTTGAACTAGTTGAGGTAACCGTTGAAATACTTTGTTGGAGCGTTGTTGTTGTTTGTGGTGGTGCCGTTGTGGTTGTTGGGACGGACGTTTGAGGAAGACTCGAAGTCGTAGAAGTTGTAGTTGTTTCTTGAACTGTCGTAGTAGTCGGGTTGGTGACAGGGACAGTCGTTGACGGGACAGTAGAAGTAGAGGTCGTCGTTGCTGTTGTGGATGAGGTTGTAGATACCCATTCACCCAAGCCTAATGTCAAGTTCGTTATCGTCAGCAGACCAGGTTGGCAACATGAATCAGTCGAATACTGTCGGAACGCAAACACATCCCCAGGCTCAACCTGAATCAGTAATGATCCGGTGGCATTATTCTCATTCGTCAGCTTCGTCACAACCCCATTAAGAATGATTTGTGCAGGGTCATACCAAGACCCATCATTAGTCTGATAAGCCCAATCAAAACCCAGTTCGTTTGTTTCCTCTGGAATGATGGCCTCAAGTTTCACCCAATGTGACTGACCAGCACACGTCCCACCGTCAGCACCCGTCAACCTAAACCCCGCCTCAACCTCCTCAATCATGCCACCCTGCTCAGCAAGACAAGACTTCGAGAACTCCCAAACACCCAAACCGTCAGCCTCAGCTGATGATGGTGTGATTAAGAATCCGAGTAGCGCAGGTAAAAGAATCAGCCAGCGTGAACGCACATCAGATCACGCAGGGCGTGTGAGTGGTGCAGGTGGGTTTTCGTCATGTTCCCACACAACAAGAGTTTCACCTTGCAAAACCCAGCCACCGTCAAACCCTGCGTCAATAAGCAAATTACGCAGTTCTTCGTGTTTGTCTTGGCTCATGCGCTTATCTCCATTAAAACTATGGTTGATGGGATTGACACGTCTTGCACGGTAATTGATGCAGAGGCACCAAAATTAGCAAATTGTGTTTTGTAAGTTGTCGCTGATGTTGTTGCTGGAGTATCCAACACTAAAATTGAAGTTGAAAAACGCATGGTTTCAGCGGTGCTGGTGGTGCCAATACTGTTATTGAAAGCAATTTCAGTTGCACCACGAAACAATTTGAGCAACAAAGTATTATTCACATTGGCTGCAGACTTAAAATTTCCTGGGTGATTAGCGAAAACCAAAACCTTGCTTGAAGCTGAAGTCGGCGTAATAGTTGCAGTCAAAGTCGTATCAGCAAACGTGCCCACAGAACTAGAAGTTGAAGTTATAGTTGATGCTGCAACAACTTGCAAAATACGAAACGCACCGCGCAAATCGTTCATCTGTGCAGCTGTGAGGGTGTCTCCCGATACGAACGTGGCGGGCAGGGTTGTTGGTGTTGCCATAGTGCTTCCTATCTTATCCTAAAACCTGTGCAAGGTCGTTGAGTTTGTCGGTGTTCAAAACAAAGTAATGATAGATGCGAGCAGGATTGGTGTACAAGGTCACGATATGACGGTCTGGGGTGATGTCGTGACTGATGCCTTCGAGTGCCATGAGCTGGGTGACTGAGGCGGGGCTGGATGGGGCTGGGAAGGTTTTGGTGACCGATATTTGTGAGCCGATATCAAGATTGGTGATGGTGGTTCGTTGGGCGTTGGTGAGTCCGTTCATCACAATTTCGATGTTGCCGAACCAGAATGCCGGTACGGGACGAGTTAAATATCCTGCAAGGTCTCCTGCATCATCCAAAGTTTCAAGCAATGTGACTACTAACGGGGTTTCTTGTGTACCGAACTCGGCAACCGATGCAGCGACAACGGCCTGAGCGTATTCAATGGTTGGTTGAAGGTCGCCTGTGGTTGGGATTGGTGGGGTGATAGCGACATTTACTGTGTTGATTACTGATGGGTTTGTTGGTGCGAAATCGTTTGGTCGTTCGGCGGTTGGTACAGCATAAAAATCCGACAGAAAAGCAGCGAGTTCTGCTTCGTTAATTGTTATAACAAAGTCGGACATATCAGTTGCTCACAATGTCGAACGAAGAATATGGGATTGCTGTACCACCAGCATCAGACAAAATCGCATCAAAGTTTTCTAACTCCCCAACAAGACGACGATCAAACGCAAAAGTCCCATCGACTTTAATGAAAATGCGTCCCTGCTCAGAGTTATTGATACGCAACAAATACTCCAAAACAGATGACGATGCGTCAATAGGAGCATTACCTAGGTTGGCTATACCTGTCTCAAGTTGGCGTTGCCCAGGTTGAGTGAAAAGGTCTTCATTGTCAAACACAGCAGCGATGCGTTCATCAGACCGTTGAGCGACGACAGGGTTCTGAGCAATCTTCCGGTTGTTCAAAGTGAACAAAACATCAGAACAATTAACTGTCACAACAGACCTATTAGGTTTCTCAATCGACTGACTGTATTGGGTGATAACACCAACAAACAGATAGACCCCATTACGGCTAATCCGCACACCAGAGTTCAACTCAAAGCCCAACCTATCCTTAGACGTGTTCCAATACGGAGAACTTTCATTAACCAAACTGAACCGGTAATCAGAATCCTCAATCAAAATAGTCGCAGTCGAAGGCTGCCCTGTCGGATCACGAAACCTGTTCTGACGCCCACGCCTAATAGACACACCTTTAACAAACGCAGTCACATCCTGAAAATCGGTGGTGCCATCCAACACATACAAAGTGTTATCAAGAACCCCACGCAAACTGTCATCCAAAATAAAAAAATTAGCTGTAGAACCATAATCCAACTCAACCATATAAGTCCCACAATTAGGAACAACAACAGCCATCCCCGACCCCTACTTAACCGTCACAGGGATTCTGCCCTTAGTACGGTTGTACGACTGCAACGAATCAACCACCTTCTGAGCCAAATCAGACTCAGCAATAGCAGCATTGATAGTGATTTCATAAGTCTCATTCGGACGAACCCCAAGCCCACCCCCAGCCGTCACCGGCACCTGACCCGTCACCCCAGCCATCGGATTAGGCATCCCACCCAACACCTTCGGATACTTCGCAATCAGATCAGCTGTGGCCTGCAACGATTTATTGAATTCATCCTGAGCGTCCTTGGTTTCCTTGACCTGTTCTTCCCAGTTTTCAAACGCTGCGACCTGATCGTTGAACGCATCAGTAACATCCTTCAACGCTTCGTCGTAAAGAATTGAACCGACCGTTGCACCAAAGATAGTTTCATTTAACAACTTCTGCTGGTCATTCAACTCCTTAGTCGAATCAATCTGAGAATCAATCGCATCAGCAACACTCAACTTGGCCTCAGCAAGATTCAACTCTGCTCGACGAACATCCATCGGTGAAGATTCAGGGTCTTTACGAACATCAGCCAGATTCTTCTCAGCATCAGCCACCGAATAGATAGCCTCCTCAACCGCAAACGTCGCCCGCTCCTGCGCCCTCTGAGCCTTGTCCAACTCCTTCTGCGCTGCAATAGCCTCCGGTGAACCAGCACCAAAGCCACGCTCAATCTGAGCCAACTTCGCCTTAGCGTTAGCCAGGTTCGTATTCGCATCAGTCAACGAAGCAAGCGACTTCTCTTCAGACTTGCTCGCCTTGTTCAACCTGTCCTGCAGACGTTCAGATACACCAAGGCTCTTGTTGTATTCATCCAACTTTTCGGTGGCCTTCTTCAAAGTCTTACTGACCTTGCCTAAACCTTTTTCGTCACTACCCAATTCCTCAACTGAACCTTTGAACCCGCTTTGCTGATTGATCGTGTCACGGATGCTTTGTTTGTAGTTATTGATTGGCACAGCGATTGCGTCAAACTTTTTGCCCACCTCATCAACATTGATGTAGTCCTTGGTCGCTTTGTAGAAGTCTTTTGCTGCGCCTACGAAGTCACGGCTGAGAAGTTTGAAGTTTGCGCTAGTGATGTAATAGGCCTTGGCTATCACGTTTATAGCGGTTGCTGCTGCAACAGCAACGGCTTTGAATACTCCTGCTACGCCTGTTCCAGCTTTGCCTGATTCGAATAGGAGTTGCTGGAAACCAGCGACCAAACCTTTTTCACCGATGACTGTGGTGACACGTTGAATCGCTGGGGCAACATTCTTAACTAAGAAGTCTGTGAACTTTTGTAGATATGGCAGAAGGGCTGCACCAATGGTTTCTAGAATCTCACCGAATTGACCAGACAAAATCTTCAACTGTCCGCTAAAGGTTCCGGCAGCGGTTTCCGCAGCACCGCCGAACTGGTCATTTAACAGGCCAACAACCTTTTCAAAGTCTTTTGACTTCTTGATGTTGTCGTCGAGTGGGATACCTAAACGAGATAACGCTGTGAACTGTCCCTGGCTGGCCTTAGCCAATGCCAATGTGACCGACGCAAGGTCTTTGCCTGTGGCAGCAGAAATATCTTGAGCAGTATTGAGCAGGTCTTGAGATTGAGTAAGGTCACCAGTTGACCGAACTAGTAAGCCCAGCGAAGTTCTAAGCTCCACATCAGACGTTCCGGTGCGAAGTTGTGTGACCGAGATGTACCGTTCAGCTGAAGCGGTCAACGCCTCATTGGCTCCAAAGGTTTTCTCAAGCTGACGCTGCAACTCTGCCTGCGATGCTTGGTCTTCCATCGCAGCCTTAACCGATTTAGTCAGCCCAACAGCGATAGCACCGAATGCTGCGGTAGCCCCAATCGCCAAAGCACCAAACAAAGGTGAGGTCTTAGAAACCTGACTCCCGAAACCCTTAATGTCACCGGATAGAAGTTTCAGCCCTGCTTTAGCTGCAGCGGTATCAGAAATAAACTTAACAACGAACGTCCGCTCACCAGCCATGCGACGATTCTACTCAATAACAGACAACCCATTCAGTAAAGCGTTGAACTCATCCAACATCGCAGAATACAAAGCCTTCCCCGACAGACCATCCCAACGAGAAATATCTACAGGCGCATTCCACCAAGCCTCATCCAACACCTCTGAACCAGCACGACGCTGACGAGGTTGACGTACCTGCTTCGAGCGAGGCGACACAGGATTGATGACAGGTTCAACATCCAATTTGAACGATGAATCAAGTAATTCGCCATGACCCTCATGGAACTCAAACGGCTGATCTGGTGCGTGTTGAGGGAGATAGAAAATACGTGCAGGGTCTTTAGTCTGAGGGTCACCAACCAAACCAATACGCTCATGTAACTCAGCCCACACCACACGCCATAACGACGCAGGCACCTTCTCCGCTAACGGCAAAACAAGGTGATAGTGAGGATCGTCTAGACGATGCGAATAGGTGGAATAGGCGAACCATTCCAAGCCGTCAAGACGTGCATGGTCAAACGCTTCACCGTCCATGTCGACAACCAACGCCTCAACAAACCTGACATTACGGTTGCCTCTGGTAGTGCCAGCGTCATACTCAACCGGTGACCACAACGCCCCAGCCTGCTTGACTGCGTTCTCCTCATGGAACGACAACAGCTCTTTCAACTGCACCCAAGACGAAGCCAACGGCTTCGGATAAATCGACTTCACATTCCTAAACAGAACTGCCATAACCCCTCCTCCTAGAAGGGTACCCGAAACTTAACCGAAGTCAAGCATTATCTTTAAGGGTGTTCAACACCTTCTGAATAGCGTCCAGGTATTCCCTAGCGATATTCTCTTTTTCCTTACGGACAGTAGGCCAGAAGAAATACGCCGAACGCCCACGATGGCGCAAGAACTGTTTCGTCCTAGGTCGAGCCTGACCACCGAACTCAGCACCAAAGAACACGTCACCCCTGGTGACCTTGCGTTTGCGCTTGCGGTTCGGATTAGACGCTGAAACAAAACCTGACTTTGAATCTAACTTCACCGTAGGAATACGGTCACTCCTAGCCCGCATCCCCTTCATCACCTCAGTAGCCTGACGATTGCGAGTGACAGTCCCAGCCTCAACCTTGGCTTTATCCACCAACAACTGTGCGACTACCTGAGCAGATTTACGCATCTCAACATCAAAGCGTTTATCAGCCTTTGAAGCATCACGCAGAAACTCAAAGATGCCTTGTATCTGAATCGCATCATTACCACCAGTAATAGTGGCCTGACCTGCTCTACCAAAAACCGCCATACAGCAAGACTACTTGTTTAGATGAATTGCTCTCCAACGTAAATAAGCAAACATCGTGAACAACATTCGAGGGTCTTCTGCCAGCAACACCGAAGGAGCAATACCTGTCTCAACAGACAGGTACGCAATCATCCAATGGGCTGACTGATCTCCAAAGGGACGATCACAGCGTCAGCTTGGTTGCCCAACTCCAAAGTCTCAACATCGTTAATCCAAGAATCAAAATCCAAACCCGTCTTCTTCTGACGATGTTCCGAATGCCATGCAATAAACGCAAGATCAGTCAAGGTCAGTTCGGCTTCAAACTTCGCAACACTCTTATTGAACTTCTTTTCAAAAGCAATAAAGTCTGGAAATGTTGCCATGATGGTTCGCTTGGACTGATCCAAAGCAGAAGTCATCTCTAGAGCTATCTTCATTTTTCCTCCGCAGGGTTAAAGGTTAAAAGTTATGCGCCAGTACCGGTCTTAGTTACAGCACCATCGATTGGATAGGTGACTGATGCGGTAGCAAGATCGCCAACAGCACCAGCAACAGGAGTCCAAGTCAAAGGAAGAACATTGAATGCGTACTGTGGATTGCTTGAAGATGCAGCACCAGTACCGTTTGGCTTGACTGTCATTGGTACAGCAGTACCAGCATTCCAAGCGTCGTAGAACAACTTCTCAATCGTTGGATAGTCCTGATGCAGTTCGAGTGTGATTGCATTGTCTGCAAGACCTGCGATGCGTGTTGTCGCACCGGATGAACCGAATGATGTTGTAGCAACTTCAGCCTTTGACAGGTTGAGCGTTACTGATGCAACATAGGACGTGATGTCGGTGTTAGCTGTGCCGAAGGTGACCGCTACGTTTGTGAGAACTTGCTTTGCCATATTGGATACTCCTGCCTTCCGGCACTCGAAGATTTACTACTGAAACTCTACACGCTCGCAGGATTGCGCATCAACTAAGCGTACACCACCACACGGAAGTCAACCATCAGATACGTCGCATCGTTGCCATCCATCGTGGAGATATTCGAGGCAGACTCAACCAGCAAATTCTGCACCACCCCACCCAACGATCGATCCGCTTCCAACGCTGCACGAACCGAAGTCGTACCCTCATAGGACAAGTACCCGTCCAAAGCAGTCTGAGCTGTGCGTTCCGCAGACCTACCCACAACCACGGACACCACGAAGATATGGGTCACTAACCCACCACGCATCGCCCCGTTGTAAGTAATCGAATCCAACATAGGCCAAGCAAAAGGTGCATTGATGTTGTCTGGTTGCTGGGCGTAAGCCCTCAAGCCTGGGATATTGTCAAGTGCGTTGGCGATACCAGTCTTGATTTCGGTGACTGAGTAGCTCATGCAAATATCCGCATACGACGATACGGCTCGACTAGCTGAGCCATATCAGGGTCAAGGAAGCGAGACACACGAATCGCACCCAAGTCACCGAAGCCTGCCACACCGAGCGGAGAGTCGTAGCGTTTGAAGATGCGTGAAGCCTGAATGATTGTGGCTTGCGTGATTGGCTCCGGTACCGAAGGCCAACCGAACACAGCAGTCACTTGAACCAAAGCCTGCTCACCATAGTTCGCATTCACCGTTGGGAACAGGTAATCGCCAACAGCACGAATCTTGTCGTAACTCCAAGTCAACCCGTCAAGGTTTCCGTTCAACGGTTCAAGCTGATAATCGGAACGACTCCATGTCAAGTCAAAAGTTCCGTCAGCCTGAGTGGAACTTTTCAATGTCAACGCTGTTCCAGCGATGTCATCAATCGAGCAGTAGAACGAATCTTCTGCTTGGAAGATTCTTGCCTCTGCTGTGCCTGACTGCCAGAAGCGACGGTTGCAATAACCATCAATCAAACGTGAAGCTGCACCAACACAGTTATCAATCAAGTCGTCATCAAGGGTGTCAGCCGTTCCAATGCGGAGAGCTGCCTTGACCTGGTTTCTGGTTGCGTAACCTTGGTTAATCATGGTGTCCCGATTCTAGTTTATGTTCGCAGCACCACGATAC